GCCCAGTCACCGCCTTTACAGGGGTGATCCCCACCCAAGTTTAGTGCTAATCGACTTGGGGCGACCAAAACGCTCCAGGTGGTTACTCTGAACTTCGGGGGGCAAATCCCGAAGGCGCACTGGTGGCTTTTGGCCACAATCAGTACTGTGCATGGTGGCTTGCCAGGGCATTTCTGTCCTTGTATAAGCATCACCGCCAAGCTTGAGCAAACACTTGAGCAAGGCACCTGACCCCTCCAGATGATCCGGAGGGGACTTGGCCTTCACTTGGTAGCCCTTGACTAAAGGGCTGTGAAGATTAGGGTGCATGCGTTGGGTTTCAAACCCCAACACAGACTCCCTGCCAAGCACAGAGGAAGTCGGAAGAACGGTCGGAAAGTGGCTGAGTAGCCTACTCAGCCCCTCATCCAACCACTGAACAGTCTTCCAGTAACCACTCCAATAGAGTTGGTTCCGGAGACTGACAGCCGATACAACCTCTGTTGCGTCCTGCCGTCGTGCCGGAAACACTTGCCGGACTCTGACGATACTTACGTCGTGTCCATTAAAGTACTCCCGGCCACAAGACTCCCTGAACTTTCCAGTCCAGAAAGACTTGTCCGTTCCCACCCGAGCACCAAAATGCTCGAGGGTCCGCACGACGGTTCGCACATGGTCAACAGGGACAATTAGATCGTCCCCGAAGACACGTACCGAAGAGGCGAAACTTTTACAGTCTCGTCTCGTGAGTGACGTGTTAAGCGATCTCTGAATCCCTAGGAAGATAATGGTGGTGAACACCATCGCCTCCATAGGAAAGCAGAGTGCTGAACCCATCGACGCATATTTGGCTAACCGGATTACTCCGTCTTCGCCAATAGAGGCCCGTCTAGAACGTGTCGCATCGACAGCCGCAAACAAATGTGGCCACCGACGTAACATATTCCGGACGAGCTGATTCGAGACGAGATCGGAAGCATCACTCAAATCGAGTGTTGCGGTTCGGTGATCAATCGAACCTTGACGAGCCATGTCCTGATTAGGGACCTGATCGTCAAAACCGATCACTTTAGAAAGGAAGTCATCCTTTCCGTGGGACTCGAGAAAACTGCGGAGAATGGCCTGCTGCATGTACTGCATACAGGTCGGCTCCATTGCAATTACTCGAGGCGTCTTGAGCGTCTTAGGGACTAAGATCACCTTTACAGGGGTCTCAGCTCCAGGTTCGACGACGTCATATTCTTCCAACTGGTCGTAAAAACGCCAGTTAGGTAGAACATACTCGCCCATCGGTAAGATGGATTCGAGACGTGCGGTCCAGACAGACTGATTGTACTTGCCGTTTCCGACAAGTCCATCAGCTGTTGATCCTGGTCCATGCTTTGGAACGAGACGACCGTAATAGACATCTCTGTCGATACGATCGAAAACTCGCCCAAAAAGCAAATTCGACATAGTGGTAAACTCAAGGACATCTCTGTCAGTGAGTCTACCATCGAATTCACGGACGTCGTGCTCATTCTTGATGTACCTGCGTATAGCATCCCTCTGGCGTGCTGGGGAGCACTCCAGATTTATCTTGCCAAACATCAGCGTAAGCTGACGCAAGGCTCGAATAGAATCTATACACGGGTCATCAAGTAACAAGCCACTCTCCGCGTCAAACAC